AGCGGTGCGGGACGCCGCTGGTCACCGGCCCGGACGGGCGGCTGGCGTGCCCGGACGACGGCTGGCGGCCGTGATCGACTCTTGGCGATAACCTACAAAGCGGCGCCACCACCTGGCCCCGACCGGAGGAGATCCCAGATGCTCGCCTCGATCGTCCGGACCGTCGTCCCGCTCATCGTCGGGTGGCTGCTCGCGCAGTCGGTCGTCGCGCAGGCGGGCGTCACCGAGGAGCAGGCCACGACGGCTGTGACCGCTGTCGTGCAGGCGCTCTACTACGTGGTGGCCCGCCTGCTCGAGCACTACGTGTCGCCGCGGTTCGGCTGGCTGCTCGGCCTGGCACGGCGTCCGACCTACGACAACGGGAAGGTCATCCCCGGCGACGTGCTGCCGCCGTCGCTCGACGGCGCGTGAGACGCTGCTTGTCAGAACTCCACAACTGAAGTACGACCTGCCACCCGGGTGGCTGGCCTCAGAATGCAGAAGGCGAAGGTCACGACATGGGCGCCTGGTACACGACCAGGGAGGCGGTGAAGGCCGCGCTCGACTTCGCGGAGACCGCGCGGAACAACACGCAGGTCGACCGCGCCGTCGAGGCCGCCTCCCGGCAGGTCGACCGGCTCTGCAACCGGCACCGCGGCGGGTTCTGGCCCGAGCTCCGCACCCGCTCGTTCGACTGGCCGTCGCTGGCGGCGCCGACGCCCGGCCGGATCTGGCTCGACGAGCCGGGCCTGATCACGCTGACCGCGGTGACGTCCGGCGGGAAGACGATCCCGACGTCCGCGGTCGAGCTCTACCCGGACGCCGGGCCGCCCTACACCCGGATCGAGATCGACCGGACGACGTCGTACGAGTTCGGGCTGGGCAGCACCCCACAGAAGGACGTGCAGATCACCGGCCTGTGGGGCTTCGACCTGAACACCGCGCCGGCCGGGACGCTCGCGGCCGCGGTGTCGTCGACGACCGCCACCGTGCTCGACGTGTCCGACTCCTCCCAGGTCGGCGTCGGTGACCTCCTCACCGTCGACGCCGAGCGGCTGCAGGTGACCGGCCGGGCGCAGCTCGCGACCAGCGTGACCCTGCAGGGCGGCGGGCTGGCCCAGTCGCCGGCCGCGGTCGCGGCCACCCTGTCGTCGGGCGCCGGCGTCGCCGTCGGGGAGATCCTGACGATCGACTCCGAGCGGGTCCGCGTCGACGACATCACCGGGAACGTCGCCACGGTGAAGCGGGCCGTCGACGGATCGGTGCTCGCCGCGCACACCGCCGGCGCCGCAGTGTTCGCGCCGCGCCGCCTCACCGTCGTCCGGGGCGCGTTCGGGACGACGGCCGCCACGCACTCCAACGGGGCCGCGGTCGCCCGGCACGTCTACCCCGGGCTCGTCGTCCAGCTGGCCGTCGCCGAGGCCGCAGCGGCACTGCAGGCGGAGTCCGCGGCCTGGGCGCGGACGGCGGGCGCCGGCGAGCGCGGCCAGTCCACCGACGCCCTCGGCATCGCCGGGCTGCGCCAGGACGTCATCGACGCCTACGGCCGCTCGTCGCGGCACCGGGCGGTGTGACCGTGACCGTCGAGATGAAGGTGAAGGGCCCGCTCTTCGACGGGTCCGCCGAACGGATCCTCGAGAACGCCATCGAGCACGGCGTGGACGAGCTCGCGCAGCACGGCCTCGACCTCGTCCAGTCCCGCCTCGGTCAGGTGCTGCGGCACCCGACGGGCCGCTACCAGTCGCGCGTCGTCGTCGACCGATCCGCCGCGTCCGACGCGTTCGTCATCACCGACGGCGGCATCGTGTACGGGCCGTGGCTCGAGGGCGAGTCGGGCCGGAACACGCGGTCCCGCTTCAAGGGCTACCAGACGTTCCGCCGCACCCGCGAGGCCCTCGAGCGGCAGGCCGCGGAGATCGCCGGTCCGGTCATCCTCCGCGACGCGCAGAAGCTGAACGGGTGACCCCGGTGGCCCTCGACATCCGCAGCATCCTCGACCCGATCCGGGCGCACGCCTCGTCGCTCGGCCTCTACGACCAGGTGGCGCAGCACGAGCCGAAGCGGGCACCCGGATCCGGGCTGACGTTCGCCATGTGGGTCGACCGGGTCAACCCGATCCCGTCGTCCGGGCTGGCCTCGACGAGCGTCCGCGTGACCGTGCTCGGGCGGATCTACGGGCCGATGCTCGCCGAGCCGCAGGACGACATCGACCCGCGGATGACCGACGCCGCGGCCGCCTTCATCGTCGCCCTGGCCGGCGACCTCGAGCTGAACGGCCCGGACGGGTCCGGCGCGTCGGTCGCCCGGTCGATCGACGTCCGCGGGATCCACGGGATCGACCTGTCCGCGCAGGCCGGCTACATCACCCAGGACCACGCCCTGTATCGGGTCTACACGATCACCGTGCCGGTGCTGGTGAACGACGTCTACGACGAGGCGAGGTAGGCATGGCGAAGACCACCGGGCTCGGTGACCAGCTGCTGGTCGACGGGAACAACCTGTCCGGCGACGTCGGGTCGATCCAAAAGGTCGGCGGCGGCCCGGCCGCCCTCGACGTCACGAGCATCGACAAGAGCGGGTTCGAGCGGCTCGGCGGGAAGCGGGACGGCGGCATCGGGTTCACGGCGTGGTTCAACCCGACCGGCGCGCACCCGGTCCTGCGGACGCTGCCGACCGCCGACCGGATCGTCACCTACCTGCGCGGGTCGGCGCTCGGCGCGCCGGCGGCCAGCTGCGTCGCCAAGCAGATCGGCTACGACGGCACCCGCTCCGAGGACGGGTCGTTCTCCCTGGTCGTCGACACGCAGGCCGACGGGTTCGGCGTCGAGTGGGGCGACGCGCTCACCCCGGGCGTGCGCACCGACACCGCGGCGACCAACGGCGCGTCGGTCGACTTCTTGGCCGCGTCGACGTTCGGCTTCCAGGCCTACCTCCAGGTGCTCTCGGTCGTCGGGACCTCGGTCACGGTGAAGCTGCAGGAGTCCAGCGACAACGGCGCCGGCGACGCGTTCGCGGACGTCGTCGGCGGCGGATTCACCGCGGTCACCCCGGGCACCGCGCCGCAGGCGCAGCGGATCGCGGCGTCGCCGGCGAACCTCGAGCGCTACCTGCGGGTCGTCACGACCGGCACCTTCACCTCCGCGGCCTTCGTGGTCATGGTCGTGAGGAACCTGACGGCGACGGTCTTCTGATGCGGCCGCTGTTCCGCGTCGACCCGGCGCTGCCGGTCGCCGCGTACAAGACGTACTCGATCCACGCGCGGCCCGAGGCGCGCCGTCCCGCGACCTGCGTCGACGTCGACTGCCCGGCGTACCTGCACGGCTGGACCACCGAGGTCGACGAGACCAGCGAGCTCGGCGCCGCCCAGGCCCACTACGTGCGCCGGGACAGCGGCCGCGCCTTCACCGAGGAGCGGACGCCGGCAGGGCTGACGGTCTTCACCTTCGACGCCGGCCAGCGGTGCTTCGCCGAGCACACCACGGTCGACGACCGCCCGCCGGTCTACCTCGTCCGGTCCGGTGACTGGCGAGGCAACCCGGGCGGCCAGCACCGGGTCCACACGCGCCCAGAGCACTGGGTGGAGGACATGCAGGAGACGCTCGACAGCGTCCGAACCGTCCAGGCGAGGGGGTGACGGGTATGTGCAGTGTCGAGGGCTGCGGCCGCGTCGAGCAGTTGCGCAAGGGCATGTGCCAGAAGCACTACCTGCGGGTCAAGCGTCACGGTGACCCGAGCGTCGTGATCCGTCACGGCCGCCCCGCGGGGGTGTACCAGCACACGCCGGAGTCGAAGGCCTCGATCGGTTCCGCCAACACGCGTCACGGGCGGTCGCTGACTCCGACGCACATCTCGTGGATGTCGATGAACCGTCGGTGCAACAACCCGAACGCCTGGCAGTACAGGCACTACGGCGGTCGGGGCATCAAGATCTGCGTCCGCTGGGCGTCCTTCGAGCTGTTCCTGGAGGACATGGGTGAGCGGCCCGCGGGGACGACCCTCGACCGCATCGACACCGACGGTCACTACGCGCCCGGCAACTGCCGGTGGGCGACCAAGTCAGAGCAGGCCCGCAACAGGCGGCCGAGGTCCGCCACCACGATGAAGGAGAAGGCTCATGGCTAAGACCACCGGCCTCGGCGTCACGGCCCTGTCGGTCGACGACTCCGGCGGCACCGTCCGGGACATCCGGAACGACATCACGTCCTTCAACTTCGCGACGCCGCGCGGCGTCCAGGACGTCACGGGCATCGACAAGAGCGCGATGGAGCGGCTGCTGCTGCTCGCGGACTTCTCGATCACCCTGAACGGGGTCGTGAACAACGTCAACACCGGCGCGACGTCGCACGCGGTGTTCCGCACGGTGCCGTCGACGAGCGTCAACCGGACGGTGACGCTGACCCTGGCCGGGCAGACGCTGGCCACGGAGTGCTTGTTCACGGACTACTCGTGGTCGCGGTCGCAGTCCGGCGAGCTCACCTGGGCGGCGCCCGGCGTGCTCGCCGACGGGACCGTGCCGACGTGGGCGTGACATTCGAGCACGGCCCGGAGATCCCAGGCGACCAGCTGCGGTGCCCGGCGCGGGAGACGCACGGCAACCCGTTCCGGTACTGCGGGTCCTGCTCGTGGGTGGCCTGCGACACCCCGAAGGAGGGATGACGTGGGATACCGCCCCCAGCCCAAGCGGTTCCGCGTCGCGTTCGAGGAGGACCACGAGCTGCACGGCCTGGAGCTCGTGACCCGCTCGGTGCCGATCGGGACGATCCTCACCGTGCTCCGCGCGGCCGGCTCCGGGGCCAAGACGACCCCGGAGCCGGAGGACGTCGCCGCCGTCCAGGGCCTCTTCGAGGAGTTCGGCGGCGCGCTCATCGAGTGGAACCTCGAGCACCCCGAGACCGGGGAGCCCGTGCCCGCCACGCCCGAGGGCGTCGCCGGCCTGGACTTCGACCTGGTGTCCCGCATCGCGATGGAGTGGGTCCAGGCCGTGCTCGGAGCGTCCGCCCCTTTAGGCGCCGGCTCGAACGGTGGAAGGCCAGCGGCGGCCTTCCCGGTCAGTTCGATCCCGATGGCGCCCCGGTCGTCAAGCCTGGCGAGCTGATCGAGGCCGAGACCGTCCTGGACCTGTGCCGGATGTTCCACAAGCTGCCGAGCGAGGTCCGCGCCGAGGACTCCGAGCTGCTCCGGCTGCTCTACATCGAGCGGCTGGGGCGAATCGAGTCCCAGGACGGCGACGACCCGGACGACCTGTCCTACCTGAACGACCTGTAGAAGGGAGAACCGCGTGGCGGACGGCAGCAAGCGCTGCAAGACGTGCGGCGTCGTCAAGCCGCTGGGCGACTTCAGTCCGCAGCGCGGTGCCCTCGACGGTCACCGCAACGACTGCAAGCCGTGCAACTCCGAGCGCGTGATGCGCTGGCGGGACGCCAACCAGGACAGGGCCTTGGACGCGCACCTGCGCCGGACCTTCGGGATCACGCTGGCTGAGTACCGCGAGCTGCTCGTGGCCCAGGGCGGTGTGTGCGCGTGCTGCGGTGAGCCGCCGACCGTGGCCCTGGGCATCCCGTCGCGCCGCCAGGGCCGCGCCGTCCGGCCGCGCCTGGTCGTCGACCACGACCACGAGACCGGGGAGATCCGCGGGCTGCTCTGCTCGCCCTGCAACCGCGGGATCGGGTTCCTCGGCGACAGCAGCGAGGGCGTCCGGCGCGCTCTCGCGTACCTGGAGCGGGAGGCCTGACGGCGATGTCCAACGAGGTGGAAATCGTCGTTCGGGCGACCGACAAGACGGCTGACGGGGTCGAGTCGACCGCCAAGCACGTCCGGACGCTCGGCAAGGACGTCGACGACACCGCGGCGCGGCAGCGGAAGGCCGCGGACGCGTCGAAGGAGTACGGCAAGGGCTTGGAGGGTGCCGGCGAGAAGGCCGACGTCTCCGAGCAGCGCATCATGGGCGCCCGGGACACGATCGACGGCCTGGCGGCCATCATGCAGGGCCCCGGTCAGCAGGGGATCTCGGCGTACCTGCAGGGCTGGGCGGACCTCGCGTCGGGTGTCGCGAACGGCATCGTGCCCGCCCTGCAGGCCTTCTCGATCGCGAACCTCAAGGCGGCTGCGTCGACGGCCGCCAGCAAGGTCGCGATGGTCGCCACGTCTGCCGCGACGAAGGCCTGGGCGGCCGCGCAGTGGCTCCTCAACGTCGCGCTCACGGCCAACCCGATCGGCCTGGTCGTGGTGGCGATCGCGGCGCTCGTCGGGGCGATCATCCTGGCCTACAAGAACTCGGAGACGTTCCGGAAGATCTGCGACGCCGCGTTCAAGGCCGTCGGGGACGCGGTGAAGTGGCTCGTCGACAAGGCCGTGGCCGGCTTCAAGGTGTTCTGGGAGTCGATCAAGGCGGTCTGGGACTGGTTCAAGAAGCTCACCGGCGCCTCGGACGACGCGAAGGAGGCCACCGACAAGGTGGCCAAGGCGTCGGACAACGCAACGCAGTCCTACCAGGACCAGGCGGACGCCCTCGACGACCTGACGAACCGGCTCCTCGGCCTCCACGACGGTGAGATGGGCCTCGAGGAGGCCATCGACAACGCCACCGCGGCGCTCAAGAAGAACGGCAAGGAACTCGACGTCGGCACGGAGAAGGGCCGTGACAACCAGAAGGCCCTCGACGACATCGTGCGGTCGACGCTGTCGTGGCGGAAGTCGGCCCAGGACGCCGGCAAGAGCCAGGAGCAGCAGAACGAGATCACCGAGAAGGGGCGCCGGGCGCTCGTCAAGGCCATGGTGCAGATGGGGTCGAGCAAGGAGGCTGCCGACGCCTACGCCCGCGAGATCCTCGGCATCCCGCAGGCCAAGACGACGAGCATCACTCTGCGGACGCCGAACCTGGCGACGGTCCAGCACAACTTCAACGTCGTCCTCCGGGACCGGGTCGTCAACGTCCGGGTCGTGACGACCGGCAGCACCCGGATCGCGGACAACGACAAGTACACCGGCGGCATCATCGGCGCGATGGGCGGCGGCCCGCGGGGCCGGCAGACCCTGGTCGGCGAGTACGGCCCGGAGATCGTCGACCTGCCGGTCGGGTCGATGGTCCACAGCAACCCGGACTCGATGCGGATGCTCGGGCAGATGGGCGGCGGGGGCGGCGGCATGCTGCACCTGACCCTGCAGATCGGTGACAGGCTCCTCGGCGAGCTGCTCCTGGACCCGGTCCGCAAGGTCGTCCGGACGGTCGGCGGCGGCGACGTCCAGGCCACCTTCGGGAGCGCCTGATGGCCCTGCCCGGCGGCCGGCTGGACCGGTGGGCGACGCTGCTGATCGACGGCGTCGAGACCGACGTGTCGGCGTTCATCCTGCAGCGCGACCCGATGACCATCACCCGGGGCCGGTCCGGTGAGGGGTCGACGACGAACCCGGCCCGGTTCGCGTGCACGCTCGACAACCGCGACCAGCGGTTCAGTCCCCGCCTGCAGTCGAGCATCTACTTCCGGAAGATCGGCCGGAACACGCAGATCAAGGCCGGCGTCCGGTACGGCGAGCGGTTCCTGCCCTTCACCGGCTCGGCCCTCGCCTACGCGTCGGCCCCGGACTCCGCCGGCCTGTCCGTGACCGGCGACCTCGACCTGCGCGTCGACGTGACCCTGTCGTCGTGGCGGGCGACGGCCAGCGCGACGCCGCTGCTCGCGAAGTGGACGAGCGCCGGCAACCAGCGGTCGTACTACTTCCAGATCGAGGCCTCGACCGGGCGCCCGCAGCTGCTCTGGAGCAATGACGGGATCGCGACGCTGGCCGCGACCTCGACGATCCGGCTGCCGTGGCCGCCGTCCGGGCGGTGCACGGTCCGGGCGACCCTCGACGTGAACGACGGCGCCGGGAACAACGTCGTCACGTTCTACTACTCGACGACGCCGGGGACGGCCGGCCCGTGGCGGCAGCTCGGCGACCCGGTCGTGACCGCCGGCATCACGAGCATCTTCGACGGGACCGCGTCCGCCATCGTCGGCGGCTTCGTCGCGATCAGCGGCCTGCCGTCCGGTCGGCTGCACCAGGCGGAGATCCGCAACGGCATCGGCGGGTCCGTCGTCGGCTCCCCAGCCTTCGCCGCGCAGGCCGAGGGCGCCACGTCGTTCTCGGACGGCACGAACACGTGGACGCTGACCGGTGCCACGGCGACGAACAAGCGGACGCTCTTCGCCGGCGAGATCCCGTCGTGGCCCCGCGGCCGTGACCAGACCGGCCGGGACCTCTACGTGCCGATCGAGGCCGCCGGCATCATGCGGCGCCTCGGCACCGGCTCCCCGGTCCTGGACTCGACGCTGCGCAAGGCGGTCCCCGGCACGGTGTCCGGGATCGTCGCCTACTGGCCGATGGAGGACGGCGACCGCGCCGAGGTGTCGGTGTCCGGGCTGTCCGGTGGCCTGCCGATGCGGTTCGGGGCGCCGGCACCCGCGTTCGGGTCGTCGAACGGCGTCTTCGACGGCGCAGCGTCCCTGCCGACGCTCAACGGGTCGAAGCCCCGCGGATCGGTGCAGCCGTACACCTCCACCGGGCAGGTGTGCGTGCGGATGCTCCTGCAGATGCCCGCCGGCGGGTCGACCGACGGGACGGTGATCCTGCGGATCCTGACCGGCGGCACGTCCGCGCAGTGGGACCTCATCTACGGGACCGGCGGCACGCTCACCCTGCAGGCCTACGACTCCGCCGGGACATCGCTCGGCGGCAGCGGGATCGTCGCGTTCAACCTCGACGGCCGCGCCGTCATGGTGCAGGTCGACCTCACCCAGACCGGCGGCGACGTCGCCTACGCCTTCTCGACCGTCGAGCCGGGCAAGAGCGTCGGCGGGACGTCGTCCGGGACGCTCGTCGGGCGCACGGTCACCGTGGCCCGGGCGGTGCAGCTGAACCCGTCCGGTGCGCTCACCGACACCGTCGTCGGGCACGTCATCGTCTCCAAGACCGTGACCAGCCTGTTCTCCCTCGGCCCGTCGCTGTCCGGGTACGCGCGCGAGACCGCCGGGCGGCGCGTCGAGCGCCTCTGCTCCGAGCAGGGCATCACCTTCGTCCCCTGGGGTGACCTCGACGACACCGTGCAGATGGGCCCCCAGCCTGTCGCCACCCTGCTCGAGGTGCTCCGCGAGTGCGAGGCCGCGGACTACGGGGTGCTCTTCGAGCCTCGTGACGTCGTCGGCATCGCGTACCGGCCCGGGTCGTCGATCGCATCGCCCGGTACCCGGGTGATCCTCGACGGCGGCGGAGGCCTCGGCGGTGACCTCATCGACCTGGCCGACCAGGACGACGACCAGCTGACCCGGAACGACGTCTCGGTGACTCGCCGCGGTGGCACGACGTCCCGGCAGGTCGACACGACGTCGACGCTGTCCGTCCTCGCGCCGCCCGCCGGCGTCGGCCGCTACGACACCGGCTCGACGCAGAACCTCTACGCCGACTCGCAGGTCGACGACGCCGCCCGGTGGGGCCTGAACCTCGGCACCGTCGACGAACCCCGCTACCCGGGCGTCGACGTCTCCCTGGCCCGGACGGCGCTCGTCGGCGACACCGTGACGACGGCGGCCGTCCTGGACGCCGAGCTCGGCGACGGCCTGAGCATCACCAGCCCCCCGACCGGGCACGGCACCCAGACGCTGCGGCAGCTCATCATCGGCGAGACCCTCGGCCTGGAGTACGCCGACCTGCGGGTCCGGTTCGTCTGCCAGCCGGCGCGGCCGTGGGACGTCGGCGTCTTCGACTACGAGCACCCGGACGAGCCGTCCCGGTACGACACCGCCGGCACCACGGTGAACGGCGCGCACACCTCGGTCACGACGTCCCTGGCGGTCACCGTCGTCGGCTCCGGCTGGGGCCACGCCGACGGCGACTACGACATCCGGGTGGCGTCGACCGGCGAGGAGATGCGCGTCACCGCGGTCACCGGCACTGCGCCGTCGCAGACCCTCACCGTCACCCGCGGAGTGAACGGCACCAGCGCCGTCGCGCTCGTCGGCGGGGAAGACGTCCGCCTCGCCCGTCCCGTCGTCTGGGGGTTGCCCTGATGTCTGCACCGCTTGCAGGAGAACGCGTCACGGTCTCGCAGTACCCGAAGGTCCGGGTCATCAAGAAGGCCGCGTCGGAGACCGTCACGAACTCGGCCGCCTTCCAGGACGACGACGACTTCACGCTGACCCTCGACGCCGGCAAGACGTACGAGATCCGCCTGCAGGCGGTCGTCACCGGCCCGGCGGCCGCGGACGTGAAGTTTCAGTGGACGACGACCGGGGGCGTCCTGGCGCTGACGAACCGGCACTGCATCGGCCCGTCCACCGGCGTGGCGGATGCTCTCGCGACCACGATGCGGTCGAACGGGGCACCCGGCTTCGGCACCGGCGTCTCCTACGGCACCGACGGCACGAACGGGTCGCGGATCGAGGAGAACTTCCTGGTCGAGACCACGACGAACAACACCTCGGGGACGCTCACGCTCCAGTGGGCGCAGAACACCGCGAACGTCACCGGCACCGCGATGAACGTGAACTCCTACATGGTCATCACCGAGGTCGACCTCATCTGAGCGAGAGGACCCACCGATGTACGCCACCAAGCTCGCGACCGTCGTCCGCAAGGCCGGCCTCCAGGTCGTCGAGGTCGACGGCTGGCAGACCCGCGGCCACGGCCCGCTCGTCGCCGTCAAGACGGTCGTCTGCCACCACACGGCCGGGCCGTCCGCGTCGGCGGACCCGCGGCCGATGCCGTCCCTGCAGATCATCACGCGGGGCCGGTTCAACCAGCGCACCCAGCTGTGGGAGCTCAAGGGCCCCCTCTGCAACCTGGGCCTCGGCCGGGACGGCACCGTCTACGTCGTCGCCGCGGGCCTCGCGTACCACGCCGGCGCGGTCCGTGACCCGTCCTACGGCAACGCGTACAGCCTCGGCATCGAGGCGGAGAACGACGGCATCGGCGAGGCCTGGCCCGCCGTCCAGCGCGCCGCCTACGCCCGGCTCTGCGCCGCCCTCGTCGTCGAGTACAAGCTCACGGCGTCCCGGGTCCTGGCGCACCGCGAGGTCTGCGCCCCGATCGGCCGGAAGATCGACCCGACCGGCATCGACATGCCGGCGCTGCGCGGCGACGTCGCGCGTATCGCCGAAGGCCTGCGCGCGTCCCGGTCGCGGCCGCGGATCCCGCTGCCCCGCAAGCCCGAGTTCACCCTCAGCCGCGTCCTCGCCGAGGCCGGCCGCGGCGACAAGCCGATGAGCGGCGGCGACGTCCGCGCCGTCCAGCTGCGCCTCATGGAGCTCGGGCACAAGCTCGAGCAGTGGGGCGCCGACAGCGTCTACGGCGACGAGACCGCGGACGCCGTGCAGATCGAGCAGCGCCGCCGGGGCCTCGACCCGGACCGCAAGGTCGGCCGGGCGACGACGAAGGCGCTGGGTGGGAAGTGGACGGCCAAGGCATGAACGAGGAGCAGCAGGCCAAGAAGTTGGACGAGATCTCGAACCAGCTCGTCGACGTCCGCGTGACCCTGGCCGGCCTGGCCGCCGAGGTGAAGGCCGCGAACGCGGCCGCGGCCGTCCGAGCCACCCAGCACGCCGACCACGAGCTGCGGCTGCGGGCGCTGGAGAAGTTCCGCTGGCTCCTGGTCGGCGCCGGCGCGCTCGGTGGCGGCGCGATCGGGTCGGTCGTCGCCGCGGTGATGAAGGGGTAGCCGCCGGGTTCGCCCGGCGTCCGGGGACGCGGTGTCGACCTGCCGGGGACGACACCAGCGCGGTGGACGGGACGCCGAGGCGGCGAGCGGGTAGGCGCCGGGCCGTGGTCCGACCCGGGCTGCCGACGGAGCCCGCTCGCAACGCGAGGGCCCCGCGCCGTCCTGCTGGGGGGACGCGCGGGGCCCTCGTCGTGCTCTGGCCGGTCAGCCGGCGGCGACCCAAGGGCCGCAGCCGTCGGCGCGGAACCACGAAACTAACGGCTGGACTGAAGAAAAACAACTCACATCGGACACTTTTCAGCGACACGCCGATCACGACTTGAACAGTCTTCGCTGCCACTGATATTCCTTCGCCCATGGCAGAGCGCATTCGCCCGAGCGGCGTCAACGCCGAGATCCGGGCCCACATGGCACGGAAGGGCGACCGTCAGGCAGACCTTGCGGCCGTTCTCGACCTCTCGCAGGCCTCAGTTGCTGACCGCCTCAACGGTCGCCGGGAGTGGCGCCTGTCCGAGCTGACCAAGGTCGCCGAGTGGCTCGACGTCCCTCTGGCGACGCTCGTTGAGGAGGCCCCCGCCCGCGAGGCCGGCCACGCCGTCCCCCGGCTGCTCGCCGCCGTCGCCCTCGCGTTCGTCATCGCCGCAGGCCTGCCGATCCACGCCGGGTTCACCCTGCTCGTCGCGGTCTTCGTCGGTTGGGTCTTCGTCGGCCTCTTCGGCGCCGAGCTCTCGACGTGGGGCGTGCCCACCGGCACCCGGCACCTCGCACAGCGCGGCCGCCGCGACCGGACGGCAGACCGGTGAGCGCCTTCAAGCTGCCGGCCGGGTGGCGAGAGGCGTCGACGAACGACGGTGTCGCCTACTTCACCGACTCCGACCGGTCGGTCGGGGGTCGCGCGGACGGCGGCCCGGCCCTGTACGTGACCCCTGCGATCCCCGGCGCGCCTGCCGAGTCGATCGACGCGACGACGTACATCGAGCTCGGCGACCTGCGCCTGACCCGCGACCAGGCGCGCGACCTGCACAACCGGCTGAACCTCGCCCTGACGGTCGCGGTCAGCGCCGACCGCGCCGCCCGGGCGGCAGCCACTCCGGCTGCCGACCGGCACGTCTGCCCGCGCCGCGAGGAGGCCCCGACGGGCTGGCTGGCGCAGCACCCCGGGTACGACTGGTGGGAGGACCGCGCCGGCGCCCGCTGCTGCTCGTGGTGCGGGTCGCGGAACCCGGACGACCTGATGGCGGTGCTGCGCACCGGCTCGGTCGAGCTCGGCCCGACCGACAAGGCGTACAAGGCGTACATCCACACGCTCGAGGGCGAGCACGCCGGGAAGTTCTACTTCCAGCACCTGTCCGGCGAGCAGCGCCGCGAGTTCGTCGCGCTGCTCAACGCGAAGGCCTTCCCCGTCGGCTACCCGGGGCACTTCTACGTGCTGCCGTTCTTCGCGGTCGTGGACCGGTGACCGCCGAGACGGTCGACGCGTTCGACCTGCTCGCGGCCGAGGTGGCGAGCGACGCCGTCCGGGCCGTCGAGGACGCCATTGACGCGCACTTCTACAGCGGGGTCGGGCCCGTTCAGGTGCTCGACGGCGAGCAGGGCCCGGCGGTCGTCCGGGCGCTCCTCGACCTCGGCTGGCGACCGCCCACGGCCAGCACCCCGCTCGGCGACATCGCCGACACCTGATCGGGCGGGCCGACCGGGTTGACGCCGGCGAACCCCCACACGGCGTCCCGAGCGCCGTCACCGCCGCAGCAGAGTCCCCGGTCGGCCTGCTCTCCAACCCACCCGGCACGACACGACAGCGCCGCCCCCTCGTCCTTCCCCGGCCTCAGGGGCGGCGCCGACAGAAAGAGGATCGCATGAGCAGCACCCGCCACACCGGAGGCGTCCTGCCGTCCGGTGGCCGTGGCCCGGCCGCCCGGGCGACGCACCGCCGGCACCCCGTCGACGTCGTCACCCGCCGCAACCTCGGGATCCTGCGCCGCGCCCGCGGCTGGTCCCTCGTCCAGCAGGAGCGGCACACCGGCATCAAGCCGGTGACGATGGGCTCGTACGAGCGCGGCGACCGGGCCCTGCGCGTCGACGTCCTCGCGGGGATCTGCCGGGTCTACGGCGTGAGCGTCGCGGACATGTTCGAGCCGATGGTCGTGCACGTCGAGGTCGGCGGCGCCCGGTGAGCACCGCCCTCGTGACGATCGCCGCAGTCGGCGGGTTCGGTGTCGGCTGGCTCGCGTGCGCGGTCCTGACGGTCGCGGCCCGCGCCGACCGTGACGTCCCCGCCCCGTCGCAGCTCGGTGACCCGCGAGCGATGGACGCCGTCATCCTCGCCCGCCTGTCCGGGCCGACACCGCCTCCGCGGCCCCGCCCGGCACCACCGACGGAAGTCCTCACCCGCCCGATCGACCTCGGCCGCGTCAGCAACGACGACGCCCGCGACCTGTTCCCCGCCGTGTGCGGCCCGGACGGGAAGTGCGCCCGTCACGCCCCGGCGATCTGCCTGCGCGGTGACCGCTGCTGCGGCCGCTGCCCCGCCTGACCTCCCTGCCCTGCACCGCCATCCCGCCCGAAGGGGGCACGCAACGCATGACCACCACCGTCACCACACAGACCGAACTTGACGCTGCCATCGAGCGCGGCGAAGAGGACATCGTCATCAACTCGCCGGACGGCGTCTGGCTGACGCTGCGGGGCAGCAGCCACGTCGTGGCCTGGGGCAGCAGCCGCGTCGTGGCCTGGGACAGCAGCCACGTCGAGGCCTGGGACAGCAGCCGCGTCGTGGCCTGGGACAGCAGCCACGTCGAGGCCCGGGACAGCAGCCACGTCGAGGCCTGGGACAGCAGCCACGTCGAGGCCTGGGACAGCAGCCACGTCGAGGCCCGGGGCAGCAGCCGCGTCGAGGCCTGGGACAGCAGCCACGTCGTGGCCTGGGGCAGCAGCCGCGTCGAGGCCCGGGGCAGCAGCCGCGTCGAGGCCCGGGACAGCAGCCGCGTCGTGGCCTGGGGCAGCAGCCACGTCGAGGCCTGGGACAGCAGCCACGTCGAGGCCCGGGGCAGCAGCCAC